CCGCAGATCGGCATTCAGTTTTGGGGTCTCGCCGGCTTCATGTGCTGCCAGCAATGCCTTGTTGGCTGCGGCGGTGGCAAGCTGGAGCGCTTGTTGCTGCTCGATGGTACGATTGCCGCGGATATCGGCTTCGGCTCGTTCCGATGCATAGAGCGCCTCGAGCAGTTCATCCCATCGCTTGCGGGTATAGAAATGGACAAAGCCAGCCCCGCCGCCGGCAGTAGGAGGCGGTATTGGGCCTGGACCGCCGCTCGTATAAGTGAGCGCCAGGAGCAAGCCGATCGGACTGCCGGTGCCTCCTGCACCACCGCCGCCACTTCCACCATTCCCGAGCGTACTCCAGAGGGCGAGCAGCATTCATGTGCCAACGCCAATGAGCGTGCGGCTCATCAGTGTACCGGCGCCGCCGCCGACGATCGGGCCGGCGACGAAATCGTCGACCACGCCATTGTTATAAGCCGCAACACCCGGTGCGCCGCTGCCGTAATGCAGTGTGTCGGTAAAGCTGAATTGCGTGCTGCCATTCACCGCAACGGTGAATGTCTGGCCGACGACGCTGCACGACAAGGTATTTCCGGCGGCGACGGTACCGGTGTTCTGCAACAGATTGAAGGTTCCGCTATCGACCCGATACAGATATGGATGCCCATCGGTATTGGCGAAGCAAAGATACCCGTTCTGCAAGCCGGTCTGCCAACGCAGAACAATTCCAGAGATGACCGTTGTCGCGGTGCATTGCACATGCTGATCGTTCTGGAACGTATTCGTTGCCGCATTCCATGTGCTGACCGCCCAACTGGCCGCGACTTGCGTCACCGCGTTGCTGGCGATCGTCAAGCCCGTAAAGCCGGTTTCCGCCGTCCAATTGCCGCCGAGGGAGCCATTGGCGCGGTTGAAGTTATCGGTGACATCCGTCATCAGCTTATCTTATAAAGATGCACATCCCATGGATTGGTGAACGTATCGCTGAACGTATGGCCGACGATTGGAATACTGCGGCTTTCGTTGAGCACGGTTGCCGTCGATGCAGATGCATTACTGTTGATCGTGAATGTTGCGGACGTGCTACCGGCTGTTTGCGAGTTGCGCGTTGTGGCAAAGATATAGAAATTAGATCCGTCCCATTTGACACAAGCCTCGATGCCGCCGTTTTGCCAATTGCTTTCATAGACCGGAAAGATATAGCCGTGCGGCGAAACGGCGGTCAGATAACCCTTGGCAAATGGGCTGGTGATGACGGTGACGATGCTGTTGATCAGAGCAATCGTCGCCTTGGCCTGGTTGTACATGCTGACGGTATCGCCGGTGCGAATGCTCGTGGTAAATTCCTGGATCGAGGAAAAGCTGTCGATACCGCGGGCGCCATGAATGATCGATGACCACACGGCCCAGTTCCATTCCTTGGCAAGAATTGAGCGGCGTGTGGACTCATCAAAATGTCCGTCACCGGTTTCGATCAATGCCAGGAATGGAACAGCCGATGCCGCACCGCTCAGGCCGGCGGCCTGATACCCGTAACTGGCATTGGTACCGTTGCCCCAGCTGCGCATCTGATCGATCATGTTGCCGTAGTTGCTGCCGCGCGACATCTGATCGACGGTCCACTGCGTAGAACCCTGACCATTGGCGAATGCGGCGCCCTGGCCCTGAATATTTCCGTTGGGCGGGGCAGTTCCATCAATGCCTGATCCGGCCATCCAATAAACATCGATGGCAAACAAGCCGATGCTTTTGCTGCCGATATATTGGCCGCGAGCCAGCACGTCCCTCATGATGACGTTGCCGATGTCGCCAAAGACCGAGCAATTCCACGTGCCGTCCACGATCCAGAACCGCCCCGTCTCGTCCGGTGACCACAGACCGATGTAATTCTGCGGATCGTCCTCGTCCAAGGTCAGTGCGCAGACTGCGGCATTCAACGGTCCCGGCTGTCCCGCCTGATCGTTCTCCGCGGTTCCTGCGGCATATCCCTTGGTTTCGCTCGAGCCCCACACCTTGTTGGTTGTCAACACCGTCAGATCGGTGCCGCCGGTAATGTCGATGCTGCAATTCAGGCCAATGTCGAGATAACTGCTGACGCCCGCCGGATAAAGCCCATAGAACGAACAATGCGGAAAGAATGTCGGGTCATCCCACGATTTGGCGCCGAATGCCGTGCTGGTTGCCAATGTTGCGCCGAGATTGGTGAAATAGTTGTGGCTCATCGTTGTCGGAAAGAGCATGACTTCGCCATCGATGGGCTGCAATGTCACGCCGGCAGGAAGCGGAGTGCTGGCTGGCACGGTTATCGCGCATTGGATCAATCCAATCGGCATCAAACCGCCACATAGGCCAATTGGCCGCTGACTTGGCTGGCTGCGCTGGTAACCATATCAAGCGCTTCGCCCGCCACCGTATCGAACCATCCGATGGGATTGTAATTGAGGACTATTCCTCCATTGGCCGCATAGGCTGGCAAGCCGTCGCTGTTCGAGGTTGTCGTGTGCGATTGCAGATTGACGGTATTGGCGCCGGTACTGATCATGTACATGGCGACGACGCGGATCTTTTTGCTGGCGACGGCCGCGACCAATGTCGTTGTGGTGGCGGCCGCAACGCTGATCTTGACCTTGATCGGTGTTGCCATGGTGCCGGACAGGCCGACCGCCAATTGCGACGTGTCCTGGGCGACGGCCAATGTGGCCTGATTGGTGGCGAGAACGACCGGCGCCGAATTGGCGGCAACGGTGGCGCCATTGGCATTGATGGCGTTTGGCGACAATGCGACGACGAGCGCCGGATCGCTGGCGGCAGGCGCGGTCGAAGCGGCCTTCACGGCGGCAATGTTGGTGCCGTCCCACAATTTGCCCTTGGTTGCCAAGCCGTCCCCTGACACGCCAGCCTTGGTCGTTCCACCGATCGCCGCGTCCATCAGTTTGACGTATTGCACTTTGGCGGTGCCGAGCGTGCCGTCGGTGACCTGATCGGCGGCGACCGTATCGCCAGTACCGGGCGTTATCTGGACGTTCTCGGGCATCTATTGCACCGTCTCGGTAACATATTCGCCGTTGCCGACTTTCCTGATACGCTTTGGTTTGCCGTGCTGCGCCAGCGCATCGAGCACGGCCTGCGTATGCACATGCTGCTGATCCGACAGGTGTTGCGTCACCTGGCGCACGATATCGGCCATGGGCGAGAGATCGATGGCCGATCCATGCCCATTGCCATTGCCGTCGCCATTGGCGGCAGCGGCCATCTTTTGTTGATGCAGCTGCATCTGTGCCTGATGCCGCTCCATGTCCCACTGATGTTCTTGCTGCTTGATATGAGCATCGAGCAACATCTTCTGCGTTTCCAGATCGTGCTTGGCCTGGGCAACGGCGATCTGCGATTGCGTCTGTGCGTTCTCGCGCTGCACGTCGGCCTGCGCCTTCACCTGCTCGATCTGTAATTTCTGCTGATTGTTCTGTGCGTCGGCTTGCGCCTTTTGCTGATCCGGGTTGGGCGGCGGCGGCAATGCCTGCGAGGCCGGATTTTGGCTTGGCGGCGCGTTCGGCGAGACGAAGAATGCGTCCGTATCCTTCAGGTCCATCAGGTTCGTCATCGCTTTTGCGGAATTGTAGAAGTTTTCCTTGCTCACCAAGCCGATTGCCACGGCTTCCTTCTGCGCATTCACCAGCATTTGCAATTGCGAGAGCTTCTCGGCCTTCGAGCCGGTGCCAAGCCCGACATTGACCGTCAGGTCATCGCGATCCTTCCATTGCGTCGGGTCGACCGTCACCCACTGATTGCGCAAACGCACCGTCTGTTTTTGATCGCCATACTTGCGGATTTCCTTGTGCAGCAGCAAGAACAAATCCTTGATGCCGGTTTCGGCAAAGATGCGTGCAATCAGTTTCACCTTGGCCTGCGACTGATTGAACATCTGGTTTGCGATGGTGGCAACCTGGTTTTGCAATTGGTTGGGGTCCATCGCCTGGCCCTGGCGGCTGACGCCGGTACGCCATTCGCGCAAGCTGTCCATGAATTGCAGCACCGGCAGCGCTTCGCCGGATACATTCGGCACTTGCTGCCATTCGATCGCGCCCGGTGTTTTCGCGCGGATCGGCATGCCCGGCCGCATCACCAGGAGATCATCCAAGGTCTGCGGTCCGGAATTGTTCTCGTACACCACCGGACGCGGATTGGTGGCCATGTACATGTTGTCGAGCATTGAGCGGAGGATCGCGGTCTTTACCTGCTGAATTTCGATCACCATGTCGGCAACCGAGCGGCCAAAGAAGCGATGCGGCTGCGGGATCGGGCTCATCGTCGCCATCGGAATGGCGTCGATTTCGCGAATGTCGATCTCGCCTTTGCGGGTGATGAAGCGATTGTTCTCGCCGGTCACCACCATGTACATGCGGGCGAGGCCGTCGCCCTCGTAATTCATCCGCACATAATGCTCGATCACCAGCACTTGGCGATTGGCGGCGTTCATCCCCTCGTCGCCCGCGCCGTGCATCTGGCTTTCCCTAACCGTATCGCGGGCGAGCGCTTCCATGTTGGTCAAGTGCGCCGTGGTCTGCGAGTACGTCGGCAGATCGCGCACCACATCCGGGTCATAACCCATGTCGATCAGCACCGCGACCGCTTTGGCGCTTTGATGAAATGCGTAACCGCAATCGCTGAACGAGCGGCAATTGCGCGACACGCCAATTTCCTCCGGCGGCACGCAGCAGACCTTGTGCCGCGGGATGTTCTGTTGGCGCATTACCTCGACATCGTGCAATGTGCCGAGCGGTGTTTGTTTTTCCGAATGACCGATGACCTGCAAATCCGAATTGGCGCAGATTAGCGCAAACGCATCGTCGGGCTGATCGTAGAAGGTATAGCGGCTTTGCTTGTTCTCGATTTCAGTCCAGATTTTGACAAAGCCATTCTTCGAGAGCAGGCTATCCTTGATGAAATTATAGAGGATGAAAAACCCTGGATTTTGCTGCATGAAGACGTGATTGACGTAGTCGGTTTCCTGTTGCGCGGCCTGCACGTCTTCCTGGCTGACGGGCTCGAACCGCACCACATCGTCGGAACTGGCAAAGATGCCCATCAGGTCCGGGAGCAAGCCTTCGACCGTATCGAGCACGTCCGAGGATACGGCTTTGCTGCGCCCTTCCATGGCCGGCATTTCGCGCTGCATATCGTTGAGATAGTAGCGCATGGCGCGCTCGCGCTCGTAGGACAGTTGACTAGCCTGCGTCGGAGCCAGGCTATCCATCTTCTGACTATCGAGAAGGGCGCGCAGTTCCCAATCGTTCATACGGTTAGGATTGGGCACGGCCGGCAACGTCGATGGGATAGTATCCATGGCGTCGTTGCGCGGGCCGCCGGGGAGTTGGTTGCCGCCGAGTTGGCCGCCCTGGCCGAGCGGTGTACTGCCGTACTGGCCGATCTGGTAGGTGCTTTCAGCCATTATTGTTGCTGTCTTCCTGGCAGGTATGGCGCGGCGGCGCCGCCGGAGATCAGGCCGGCGAGGCCGTATTTCTTGATGATGTCGATCAGCTTGTCATCGAACACGACGAAGTTGCGCGAGCCTTCGCCTGCAGCGCGCGAGTCCTGGTCGAGATACTTGATGCCCTTGATGCCGGCGTCGCGAAGCGCTTGCGCTTGTTCTAGCGTATCGGCCCAACGCGGCGCGCTCATGATTGGCCGCCCGCCAAATGAACCGAGGTCTGCGCTTTTGGGTTCAAGGCCAGCTTTTTTGATGGCGTCCTGTACGTGCTGGCTTTGCTCGCTCAGCGGCTTATCCCAGTCGAGAAACTCGTCCGGGTGCGCGTTGATGTTCACCTCGTACATATGACCTGGACGCTTTGCCTGAGCAGTGCCTGCCTTGATGGCATCCAGTGCATTGTTGATGTCGCGGATACCCTCAACATTCCAGTGACCTTCAGCTTCCATATTTGCCAATCGCTGGCCAAAATCAGCACGCAATTGATCAAGAGTACGAGGATTGCTCTCGCTACTTTCAATAGTTTTGCCAACCCATGATGGTAAACGCCATTGCGGTTCGCCACCAACAACCGGCCAGTCCTTCAAATCTGATGTGCTGTATTTATAACTCTTTGCTGTCGGCTCGCTCTCTGCAAAATACAGCCCGTGCCCATACGCCTGCGCCCTCGGGAATGGCATGCAAGGCCGCATCAACAACACCAATCCCGTCCTCGAGCGACAAGCCAACCAGATTGACCTGACCGCGCACGTCATAAGTGATGTCCGCGGGACTTTTGGAGAGTGTATCGGTGGCTGCTGCCAGCGATGTTTTCAGCGCCGTCAGGCTGGCGCCGCTGACGACGGGATCGCTGCTCCCGGCCGGTCCCTGCGCTCTGATGTTCATCGATGCGCTGCCCATGCTGTAGCTCGGAATGGCGTTGATGACGGCGCCGACGAACTCCAGCGCATCCACGTTGTTCAGTCCTTCCAGGACGATCGGGCCTTGCAATGTGTAGGTCTTAGCCACGCTGTTGTCCTTTCACTTATAGCCAGCAAGAAAGCGCGTGCGCTTCCAGAGGATTTCGTCGTATGGCATATTGTTACGCGCCTCGGATATCTCTTTCAGCCAAGCCGCATCGCTGCATTCCCATTCCACGATATTCAAAATCTCGGTTGTCACATGCGGAAACCAAGCTGCCTGATAGCGAACCGCTAACTGACGTAATTCAATTGGATTGCAGAGCGGATCGGCGTCTGCGCCCGTTTTCTGCAATTGCCACTGGTGTTCACGCTGGCGCGCGAGTATTTCGGCTGTCCGGCGTGCCTCGTCAGCTCGCCGCAATGCCTCTTGTTGTTCACGCAATCGACGTCGTTCATCCGTGGCCTGTCGATTTGCCGCAGCACGTTCCGCTTGGGTGGCGGCTTCGTTCCATTCGCGATCACGGCGGCGCTGTTCATCCGCACGCTGTTTCTGAAGTTCGATATATTCTGTATCAAGCCGTCGCTGTTCGGCCACCGTTGTCGCCAGATCGGCAAGTTGCTGCTTGCGCAACTCAATGCGGCGTTCCTTGTCCGCCAGAGTGCGCGCTCTGATCTTGTTAATTTCGTCCAGCATTGCCTTTCGGCGTTGCAGACAAGCCTGATATGAAGCCTCACGCTCGCGCGCGTTCTTATCAACCGGCGGGGCATAACTCGGTTGATGGTAGACATAGCCTTCACTGCTGCGATGCGGCGAAAACTCTGAATGCAGTGAACCGGTCGCGCGAATATGCTCGATGATGCCGTAAGCCTCATCGTCATCGCCAAATCGCGGTTCCCATTCGTCAATATTGGCCTGATGCAACCAATTGGGAATACCGCCCGGTCCCGGCCCGCGGCGTACTACGCTCGGCGGCAAAAAGGCGTTTACATGTGTCATGCGTATCCCATATCCGGCAGTTCGATCGGCCGATTGAAGCCGAGCGTATCGGTCGCCCGCCGATCGATGGTCATCGCAAGATACCGCATGCTGTCGCTGGCATGCGAGGCCCAATCATGCACCGGCCGCGCCGTCAGTGTTTGTAGTTTGTCGTTCCACTCGGATCGATATAGCTTGAGCGCATCGATGCCTCGCGCACATCGCCGGCCGTCAAACCAGCATCGAGGTATGATCGTTCTAACGGCATTAATTCCGTCCTCAACCCGATGCTGTGCGGCGATTGTAATGTTGCGCAGCCCAAGGCTTTCCAGTACCTCCACGCGAGTTTTACCCGTTCCCAGTTCTCGAGCCTGGGCGTCAAACGGCAGAATATGTCCTGCGTAGACATAATCCCGTCGATTGATGTCACGCACATAATGCCCCAGATCCACTCCGGAGGCTTCGTAGTAGTCGATGAGATGGATTTCGCGGCCGACCATTTGTGCAAACCAGATGGCCGTAGCATCGCTGATGCCCAGATCCCAAGCTGTCCACACGCGCGCCGTAGGTTCATAGGGCACTCCGGTGATGCGGTCGTCGTCTTCGGCCTGCCGCATCAAGATGCCGTAGTAAGCACCGACGATGGCGGCTTCGAATGAGCACTCGAATTCCTGCGCGTATTGTTCTGCCGTCAGCGTGCCTTTGGCGTTCTCGAGCTCGGCGTCCCAGTCGACGCCTTTGAGCTTGCGATCGGCGCGCATGACGTCGAGCGTATCGCTGGCCGGCAAGTTGAGGTGGAACCAATCCGGTTCCGGTTCTCCTACATCATCGCGCCCGATATGGTAGAACCAATTTCGGCCCGACGGTGTACCGATGAATGTCGCAAAGCCTGCGTGGTCCGATAGTGTCGGGCGAATAACTTCCGGATAGGCGCGGGGATCTTGCTGCGCCGGTTCATCAATGACAACGCCGTCAAAGTATAGTCCGCGCATGCGATCGTAATTGTCAGCGCCGTACAGGCGTATGCGTGCAGCATTCGGTAAGTCCACATAGAGCTCGCTCTCATTGGATTTGATCCCAGGAATGGGCGCGCTGTAGTGTTTCAGGTACTGCCAGGCGACATCTTTGGTCTGGGTGAATGTCGGGCCGATGTAGCCGTAGCGGGGCGGTGGATCGGTGCGCTCGTTCTCCATGGCCCGTTTGATCAGATCGTTGATGGTGCCGACGGTTTTACCGAAGCGCCGGTGCGCGACGATCTTGGCGAAGCGCTGTTTGCGATTGTGATACAACTTGAACTGCGGGCGCGGCTTGTAGGGAATGATGAATTCGACGGTCTTGACTTGTCGTTGATCGGATTGCTGATCGTCAGGCGCCTGCAGCGTCAGCATTTGAACTTATTTGCTCCGCATTCAGCAGCGTTGAGTTGTTCAAGCCTCGCCGTCAATTCCTCTGGTGTTTTGATTTTTTGAGTTGTTCAAGCCTCGCCGTCAATTCCTCTGGTGTTTTGATTTTGTGGATGCGGCCACCTTTGCGGATTTTGTTATTTTTGATGTATGATTTTCCTTCGGCTATGAGTTCCTCGAATGTTTTAGCGCGGCGCAGACTTCTCACGTATGTGCCGCGATGTTTGCCGGCATGCAGTGCTTCCAATAATTCGTAGAGTTCGGGTATTTTGCATACGACGTGCATGCCGATGTCTTTGTCCCGATAATAATCAGAATGCCTGTCCATGAACTGTTGCAGATACGTGAGCACATCCTTCAATTCCTGATCCTTCGGCCTGCAGGCATAGAACTGATCAATGAATGGTTGATGCGCTTCGCTCATCTTACTGATCGTCAGGTATTTGAAGTATCAGCATCATCGTCACGTTGCCATCGCACGATCATGCGTACTGGCTCATGTTCGTCATCGCCGACGATGGCTTGCGGAACTTTGCCGTCGAGGCGATCAGCAAGTTCTTTGATTGCTGGCATATCGCCGTTCTTGCAGAGTTTGATATGCGCTCTTGCTATTTCGCGACAAGCTGCGAGATCACCGCCTGCTTCCGCCAGTTCCATACGCAATGCATCGCGATATGGCTTTTCCTGTTTGCGGCCGGCGGGATTACCGGATTGTCCTTTTTGCCATGCCACTGCTAGCACACCTAACTGTTACCGGCCCAAGACATTCTTGGGCGTTTTGGCGCGTCTTTTCTTGGGCCGTGGCCCACTGAGGATGCCGGTGCCCGCATCGGCCTTGTTGAATTCCTTGCCGACGGACTGCGGAATACCGACCTTATGGGCAAATTCCGGCGAGTGTGCAACCGCAGCGAACAGGCGCGCTTGTGCCGGCCATTTGCTGGGCATTACTTTGGTTTTGGCTTAGGTTTGCGTTTGGTCGTGTAGACTTTGGGAAGTGCCATCGGAAGCCTCATCTGGCCAATTGGCCATTTGCCGTAATTCCTCGACCGTGAAAGCCCCGTGTAACTGGACGTATGGCGTATGGTAGTCTTGGAAGCCCAACGGATAGGGATAGATCGACCGCAGGCCGTGGAATTTAGATTGATCTGGCGGCAGGTTGACCATCAAAACCCGCGCAGGGTTTTGGCGAGTGCGGCTTGGCGGCGTGTGGTTGGATTGGAAGATTTGGCGGCTTTGGCGAGTTTTTTTTCGGGGATTTTCTGGCCTTGCGGGACGCCGAGCTTTCTGTGGAGGGCGCCTGGATGCTTGATGGCGCCGGCGATCCAATTTTTAGCCATGGTGGTTCCTCCGAACGCAAAACGCCCGGCCGATGGCCAGGCGCGGTTTTAGCGGTGCACGCAAAACTATGTTCAAGCCGTTGGCCTGTCAAGTGGTTGTGGTGTTTCACGGGAAACACACTAAGCATAGCCGAAAACCTCCGCGAGTTCGTCGAGGCATTCGCGGAAGCGCAGCCCGAGATAGGATCTTTCCCGCTCGGTGGTGAAACCGCTTGCTTCGGCGATGACCCGCAAGGGTAAGCCGCGGACGAGCACGCAGGAAACCAGCATGTTGCCGCTCTGGCCGAGACGGTTGCGGGCGCGGCCGAGCTCGGCGATGGCTTTGCGGCGACGCAGGGCGACGATTTCGGGGGCTGGGGCGCTGCCATCGACGTGTAGTTGGCTTGGGTCGAGCGAGCGCATGCTGCCGACCTGGGCTTGCTCCCAGAGTTTTTGCCAGTGGCGGCCGGCTGCAAACTGGTGCTCGAGGATTTGGCCTCTTACACGCATATCGCGCAATAGGTCATCCCTGACGCTAGCGAGGACGCTGATGCGATTTCCGGGTTCGTATGGGTCATCCACCACGACGGGTGCGATTAACGCACCACGGGGCAATTGTGTGGCTTGGGCAGGCGTCGTAGCGGCGGGAGAGGGCCGCAAGACCGGCACGGGCGCGGGCGATTTGAGTTTGCGGCGGCTCATGGGTTGTCTCGGCGCGGCAGCTGCTCGACGCTGAGACATTTGAGGCCGTGGTCGCGGAGGGCTCGGCGCAGGAGTTGGCGTAGAGCGTATTCCGGATTGGCGACGCCTGGCAGCGGTTCAAGTTCGAGGCGGTATCTCTTTCTTGCTTTCTCGGTAGCCTCTTTCGGCCTTTCGGGAGACGGCTCGCTCGCGCGCTCCCCACATAGCGCCGTAGCGAGTGAGCCGTCGATGGCATTGCGTTTGTGTTCATCCATCTCAGCGCTGCCGTTTGACGAGGCTGACCAGTTCATCCGAAACGACGATTGCGTCTTGGTTGCGCGGATCTGGCGGGAACGGTTTATCCTCCCACGTTTTTTGCTTTGGTGGGAATTCCGGTTCCGCTCTGACTTTCCTCCCAGTAGGGATATTACTTTGTAGTTGTAGTTGTGTAACGACTGCCATTGATTTTTCACGGTTTTTAGATTTATTCGCTTCGAATTCGGTTCGAATTCGGTTCGAATTGGGCAGTTGCCCAACTTTCTCATGCTCAAAATCGAGCCGCTTTCCGGTCCAATAATCGTTGCCATTGACCCAAATCTTACCTTTCGCCACCAATCCGTCTTTTGCCTTGCGCCAAGTCCGAGGATTACGTTGAAGCATTGCGCACATCTTATTGTCATCGTTTGGCAAACTACCTTCGCAATTATTCCACAAGGCAATAAAATCAATGTACACAGACCTCTCCAACTCGGAGAGCGAACGCGTCCCCGTCAGCCAATTGTCCGAATAGAACGGAAACCATGGACGCCCAGACACTATCGCTCTCGTTGGTATGCGCGTTTTGCATGCGCCTCGCAGTAAGATGAAGTCCCGTTGTTAACCTGCCCGCAGAACAGCATTTCTCGCGGATCGCCAAGCGGCCAGCGGCAATGCTCCGCACGCAAATCAATCAGTAAGACAGGTTGACCAAATGGCGCGCGCGGATGCGGCGCCGGAACCGGCTCGGGCATCGGGATCACCTTCATGACAGGACGGGTGGGACGTTTGCGGATACGCTTGCGCCGATCGCAGATCGGCTTGCGCTCGTTGGCCGTCGTGCGCCGGTCCAGATGAATGCGCCGCGCCTTGCCGATCACCGCATTGCGCGTGACGTGCAGCAACGTCCCGATCTGGCTCGCCGATAATCGATGCGCGTTCCACAGTTCGCGCAGCAACGCGACGCGCTCCGGCGTCCAGTCATAACCTAGGTTTGATCGGTTGGTTGCGGCTGCAATTCGAGCCGCAAGAGCGCCAGATAGCGCTGCGTCGTCGCTTCCATCTCCTGGCGCGTCTGCGGATTGTCCTCGACCATCCCAATCGCCGGAGCCTGCTTGCTCAAGTAAGCGCTGTATCGGTTCGGTCGGCCGCGCCTCGTCATCCACCTATGCCTCCGTTGTCAGGATTGCGCGTCCGATGATTTCCGCGATTTGCGGGACGATGGCGTTGCCGAGGGACCTAAGGCGGCTCACTCGATTTTTCACCCCCTTGGCAACGCGGGGGACGCCGGGCCACTCCTCGACCCATGGTCCTCCACGAGCACATAACTCGACCCACACCTTCTCTTCGTCAGATAAGGACTGCCATGCCGCTTGAAGCGCGTCAGATGTGTGTGGCAAAGCCCCAATCGATAGGAGAGCTTCCCGCACACGTAACACGGCGGCTGAATTTTCTTCTTGAGGATATCGCCCTGCCAGTGATGTAGCTTCGTGTGGCAACTCATGCAAAGCGTTGCAAGATTCGCTGGATCGTTGTTCCGCCAGTTCCGGTCGCGGTGATGAATGCTCAACCGCTGTGTCGTTCCGCATCCCTCGCACGATTGGCCCAGGAACTTCCGAACGCGCTTTTGTACTGCTCTGCGGCTCGGGCTCTTGTGCATCTGAGCATGTGCCATGCAGGTCTGATCGCAATATTTGCGGCGACGAAAGATGTTCCTGCTCTCCAACACGCCGTTGTAGGTTTTGCGCATCATCAGTTTGCCGCAAGCCGCACAGGTCTTTTCTGGGTCTGCTAATCGATGGCGTCCCATCTAATCCACCTTGGTCCAATTTTTGGGAAACCCTAGCAGCCACTCCACGAACATCGGTGAGAGCGCTCCACCAACCGCATTCGGCAACTGCTCGCCCTTCTTGCCACCGCCGCGCGCTGAGTATGGGCTCGCATTGGGATAGCGATAATCCCGACTCGCAGGCGTCGGCCACATGTTCTGCCGCGCCATCGTTTCCAGGCTTGGGCGGATCGGCCCCACACGCCCCATCCCGCCGCCGTGATTTGTCCCATAG